AAGGACATATCAACCAATATGTTTTTTATGTTAAAGATATTCTTCAACGATATAGTGATAAGAGATTTAATAGAAAGCATCTACCCAAAAGAAAGAGTAACTCAATTGATGAGACAACACGTGATAGATGAAATACTAAAAAAATAAAAATGAATATGAGTAAAACAAAATTAATGTTAGGTGATAATATAGAGTCACTCAAAAAACTACCAGACAATTCAATAGATTCAATCGTTAGTGACCCACCATATGGTCTATCGTTTATGGGTAAGAAGTGGGATTATGATGTGCCTTCTGTTGAATTCTGGAAAGAAGTGTATAGAGTTCTTAAACCAGGAGGACACGTTCTATCTTTTGGTGGAACAAGAACATATCATAGAATGGTTGTGAATATAGAAGATGCCGGTTTTGAGATTAGAGACCAGATTATGTGGTTGTATGGTTCAGGATTTCCTAAAAGTCATAACATCGGTAAGGCAGTTGATAAATTACAAGGTAATGATAGAGAGGTTGTTGGTAAATCACCTAACGAAAGGTTAAATATAACTGATAATGATAGTTGGGATTGTAATGGATTAAAGAAAGAACTTAATATAACAAAAGGTCAATCACCATATGAAGGCTGGGGAACTGCTCTTAAACCAGCAAATGAACCTATCTGTGTTGCTCGTAAGCCCCTAAGTGAAAAGACTATTGCTGAGAATGTTCTAAAATGGGGAACTGGTGGTATAAATATAGATGGTTGTAGAGTTGGTATTGTTGGTAAAGATGATAGAAGTGCTGGTAAAAGAACTTGTAATATATTTGATGAGGTTAAGGTAAGCGGTGGTATTGATAGTCCAGAATATATACCTAATGAAGAAGGTAGATTTCCAGCCAACATCATACTTGATGAGATTGCTGGTGAGTTATTAGACGAACAAAGTGGTATTGGAAAATCAACGAAATCTATATGGAATGGTTTTTCTGGTGAAGGGAGTTTAGATGAGTGGAAAAGAAAAGCACATATAAATAAAATAGAAGGTGGTTATGATGATAAAGGTGGAGCCTCACGTTTCTTCTATCAAGCAAAAGTATCTAAACAAGAAAGAAATATGGGGTTAGATGGATTTGAGGAGAAAGTAATTGAGGGTAGAGATGCCGGACAAGATGAAAGAGCAGTAGCTTTTAAGAAAAGACCTACACCCACAAAGAACGTTCATCCAACAGTTAAACCAGTTGCTTTAATGTCTTATCTTGTTAGATTAGTAACACCACCTAATGGAATTGTTTTAGACCCGTTTATGGGTTCAGGTTCAACTGGAATAGCAGCACAGTTAGAAGGATTTAGATTTTGTGGAATGGAAATGGACGCAGATTACTTTAAGATTGCTGAGGCAAGAATAGAGAACTACGAACAATATAAAAAGTTTATTAAATAATATGGAATATGATGTTAAAGACCAAGAAGAAATAATGAGATTATACAAAGTTGTTAATGCTACACAAGAAGATATGGATAGTATATACAACCTATTAAAGAAATATGTTAGACCACAAGCACCAATGTATATTCTTAATTGTAATTGCCAACAATCTATCTCTGCTTACTACCAAGCTTTATTAGAATGGTATGGGGAAAACAACCAAAACTTTGGTAAAAAATAATATAATATATCGTGGCAAAGAAGTATGATAGAGAATTCTTGGTTGCTAAAATAGCAATGATGAGAATAAAAGGTAAGTCAACACACACCATATTAGAGTTCTTAATGGAACAAGTTGGTATGTCGAGAAAGATAGCTTATGAGGTCTTACAAGACGCTCAAAAGTATATTATGGAACAAACTAATGAAGATACTAAGGTGGCTTTTGCTGAAGCTATAAACAGATTAGAGATACTTTATGAAGATGGTGATAATAAAACTAAACTTGATGTCTTAAAAGAACTGAATAAGTTAAGAGGATTATATGCTACTCAAAAGATAGATATAACATCTGCTGGTGAAGCTATTACAGAGATTAGATTAGTCCAGATAAAAAGTAAAGATGACTTAAATGGCGGAACTAACGATTAAACAAACAGAAGTTTTTAATTGGAATTTAGATGCCTTAAACAATAACGACATTAGATTTGTAATCAATCAAGGTGGTTCTCGTTCATCAAAGACCTATTCATTATGCCAAATGGTTATAGTGTATTGTTTAACTACACCTAATAAGATGGTTAGTATTATTCGTAAGACCTTTCCAACTTTAAGAGGAACTGTTATGAGAGACTTCTTTGAGGTAATGAACGAGTTAGGTTTATACAACCAATCATCACATCATAAAACAGAAAACATCTACCACTTTCCAAATGGTTCTATGGTAGAATTCTTTGGTGCTGATAATGAACAGAAGTTAAGAGGTAGAAAACGTGATGTCCTATGGGTTAACGAATCAAACGAACTAAACTTTGAGGAGTTTACACAGTTGAATATGAGAACAACAGAGAAACTTATATTTGACTTTAATCCCAGTGAGAACTTTCACTGGTTATACGACCTTATATCTCGCCCAGAAAGTAAATTAATACATTCCACCTACAAGAATAATCCATTTTTAAGTGATAGTCAAGTAAATGAGATAGAAAATCTTATAATGTATGATGAAAGTTATTATAAGATATACGCACTTGGTGAAAAAGGCTCAGGTAAAACAACAATCTATACTCATTGGAAGTATTATGAAACATTACCAGAGATAAAAGACACAGTATATGGACTTGACTTTGGTTTTAACCATCCCACGTCATTAGTAGAGATGAATTGGATTGATAACACTTGTTATGTTAAGCAACTTATCTATAATTCTGGTTTAACATCTATGGATTTAGTTAAAATGATGGATGACTTAGGTGTTGATAAGAAAAAAGAGATAGCTTGTGATGCTGCCAGACCAGAGATAATAGAAGATTTAAGAAGAAAAGGTTACAACGCTAAACCAGCAATCAAAGATGTTAAAGATGGTATTGATTCAGTTAAGTCATCACAACTATTCATACACAAAGAAAGTTTAGATGTTCTAAAAGAGATATCTGCTTATAAATGGAAAACAAATGGAGACATTTTATTAGATGAACCAGTGAAAGTGTATGATGATGCAATGGATGCTATGAGATATGCTATACATTGGTGGAAGTCTAAAAATAAAAAAACAGATAATAATGTTTATCGTATCCGCTATTAGAAAAATATGATGATAAGTATATTATAAAAAAACAATAAGAATATGAAAGAGTTTAAGATTAGAGAAAGAGATTATCAAATGCCCACCAACTGGGACGAAGTTACACTTAACGTTTATGTTAGGTTAGCAGAGTTAGAGGAAAAGAAGGAGACATTTGGTATTCCAGAATTATATTTATTAAGAGTGTTAGAATGTTTATGTAATGTAGAAGAGGAAGGTGATTTAGATGAGTTAACATTAGACTTAGTTAACGAATTAGTAGGTTCTATTGGTTATATTCAAGAAGAACCAACTTGGACCAATACAAATCACCTCGTTATTGAGGGACAAGATTATGTGTTTCCAAATGACTTAAATGCCCTAACAATGGGAGAGTATATCTCAATAAAAACATTACAAGAAGGAACAACAACAGCAGGTATTATACCTTATATCTTGGCTATCATTTTGAGACCAGGAACAAAGGAGGTTGATGCTGAAACTGGAAAAGAAAAGTGGGTTCAAGAAAAGTTCTCAACTGCTAATTTAGAATGGAGAAAAGAGTTGTTTATGAAACAACCAGTGTTTAACTTGATGGGACCAGTCACTTTTTTTTTAAATGGGAAAGGAATATCTACAACCAATACAAAGGACTCTATTCCCGTAGCGTAAAAGTAGATGATGTTAGGATGGGTTCTATAACTTTGGATAATAGATGGGGATGGATTAGTATGGTAGATAGATTAAGTAATGGTGATATAACAAAACACGATTTAGTATATGAAAGAAACTATATTGAATGTCTAAATATACTATCTTATTGGCACGAAAGAGATAAATATATGGAACAAATGAATAACGCAAAAAATAATACAATTAGATAATGAATAATACCTTATCAGTAAATCAAATCATATCTATATTTAGAGACTTATCTTTGAGACAAGAGATGGTAAATGACTTTGGATATGGTCCAAGTTATAATATAGGTTCGGAAAGACCTATGATATTCCCTTATATTTGGGTAGAACAAGGAACAAGTCAAACGATAAAGTCAGACAACGGATACAGAGTTAATTTATTTAGTTTAACTGTCTATTGTATGGATAAGATTAATCAAGGTGAGGATAACTACAATGATATATTATCAAACACCCACTATATTTTAGATACTATGGTTAGTGAGATGTCTCAACACCCATTTTATATTGATATGAATATGTCTTTGGATGGTGATATCATAATGGACCCAGTATTAGAGCAAGATGATGATAATGTAAATGGTTGGATGGCTGAAATAACCTTTAAGATTCCGATTAGATATACTTATTGTAACTCACCTATTATACCTATCTCATCATATGAAACAGAACTAAATAATTCAATTACATTATACAGATTAAGTGGAAGTTCGGGAACATCTGGAACTTCTGGTGTTAATGGAGCCACAGGTGCTACTGGACCAGCAGGTGAAAGTGGGACACAAGGTATATCTGGAACATCTGGAACCTCTGGTGCTAACGGAACTTCTGGTGCTAACGGAACTTCTGGAACAAGTGGTGTCTCTGGAACATCTGGTTTATCAGGCTCCTCTGGAACAAGTGGTGTCTCTGGAACATCTGGTTTATCAGGCTCCTCTGGAACATCTGGCGCTAATGGAACGTCTGGTAATACACCTACATTTACATCTTACTCAAATGATATAGTTCCATTCTCAACAGGATTAAAACTATTTAACATAACATATACAAACACAATTTCTTATGCGGCTGGTAATATATTAAGAATTACAGACGCTAACGACCCAAGTAGATTTTTAATAGGTGAAGTAACAAGTGGTGGTTTAACATATGTTTATGTGCATATAGACCAAGTATCAGGAACTGGAACAAATAACAACTGGGTTCTACAACTGGGAGCATATAACGGAAATAATGGAACCTCTGGTGTTAATGGAACCTCTGGTATTAATGGAACCTCTGGTATTGATGGAACATCAGGTCACAACGGAACAAATGGAACATCAGGTCACAACGGAACAAATGGAACATCAGGTCACGATGGAACAAGTGGAACAAGCGGTATATCAATAACGGGTCCTGTTGGACCTACTGGTTCTTGGACTGGTTTAACAATTGATATGAGGTCTGGAACAGTTAGTGGAGTAAATTTCACTGGTTCTCCATTATCAGCTAATGTTACATTGGTTACTCCTATTAACTTTGCTTATTATGTAATTGTAGATAGTGCTGCTGTAAGAAACTGGACTGTTATTAACAAAACATCAACTGGGTTTACAATAGAAAGTAACTCATTAACACCTTTTACTGATATGGTATATTGGAATGCATCGGAATTTGGTTCTGGAAACATTGGAACAATTGTAGGTGCTACTGGTGCTAATGGACTAAATGGTTCATCAGGAACATCAGGTATATCAGGTGCTAATGGAACTGCCGGGACATCTGGTGTAAACGGAACATCAGGTGTAAATGGCTCACAAGGCTCACAAGGATTACCAGGAACATCAGGAACATCAGGTCAAAATGGTTCACAAGGTTTATCAGGGACAAATGGAACATCAGGTGTAAACGGAAATGATGGATTTAATGGTATCAATGGTATAAATGGAACTTCTGGGACCTCTGGTAGAACTGGAACAAGTGGATCATCTGGAACTTCTGGTAGAACTGGAACAAGTGGTTCGTCTGGATCTACTGGTCCAACAGGTGCTACTGGAACTTCCGGGACCTCTGGTATAACGGGAACTTCGGGAACTTCGGGAACATCAGGAGTAAATGGTGCTACGGGAGTAAATGGTTCATCTGGGACCTCTGGTAGAACTGGAACAAGTGGTTCATCTGGTGCAAATGGAACTTCTGGAACATCAGGACAAGCAATAGGAACTCTAAATGTAATAATAGATGGTGGAGGAGGTGTAATCACAACTGGAATTAAAGGTGATTTTGAGTTTCCTTTTAACGCTACAATTAATAGTTGGACTTTGGTAGCGGACCAAACGGGTTCAATTGTAATAGACTTATGGAAAGATACTTTTGTTAATTTTCCACCAACTGTTGCCGATACTATAACTGGAACTGAAAAACCAACTCTAACATCAGCAATTAAGAATCAAGATTTATCTTTAACGACCTGGAATACGTCAATTTCAGCGGGAAATATAATAAGAATTAATGTAGATAGTGTTACAACAATAACAAGAGCTACATTATCAGTAAAATATACTAAAATATAAAATGAGTAGTCCAGTAGAAACATTATACTCAACACCAGGAACATATGTATATACAGTCCCAGCAGGAGTTACATCTCTCGTTGTAGAGTGTATTGGTGCTGGTGGTGCTGGTGGAAGTATGAATAGAACCATAACAAGCAACTATGGTGTTGGTGGTGGAGGTGGTGGTGCTTATGCTTCCTCAACCTTAACTGTAACTCCTGGTGCTACATATTCAATAATAGTTGGTGCTGGTGCTCAACCATCAACAACAGTTACCTTTCCTGGAAAAGGTGGTTCAAGTTCGTTTATACAAGGTGCTACATCTTTGGTTATGGCTGATGGTGGAAATACACCGTCACTAAACACAAATGGTGCTGCTCCAACTAATGGAGGAACAAGAGGTTCAGCTTTAGTATCAATTGGGACAATCAAATATGATGGTGGTTGGGGTCAAGGAGGAGCAACACTTGGTTTTGCATCTGGTGGAGGTGGTGGAGCAGCCGGTAGAGGTGGTGTAGGACAACCAACAGTCCAAAATGGAACAAGAGTTTCAACTGGTGGTGATGGTTCAACACCTGGTGGTGATGGTGGTAGTGGTAGAGCCAATCCACCTGCGACTGGTGGTGTTGGATTCCCAGGTCTATCATATGGTGGTGGAGGTGGTGGATGTTGGTCTGGTAATCAAAAAGTTTTGTTAGGTGGTAATGGTGCCAATGGTGTTGTTATAGTAACATATACACCAAATATAGAAACTTGTTACTTTGTTCTAATAGATTAAAAAATAAATATAAATAATGGCAACTTATTCAGTAAATAACATTACAATAGATAACGAATTACACTTTTCGGACAACTTTACAGAAGGATACTTCTTAACAATTGACGCTGAGGGTGTAACCTATTGGGTTGAGGGTGGAGCAAATGGAACATCTGGAACATCAGGTATGAATGGTTTAGATGGTGATAGATATTCAACAACATCGGGCACAAGTTTAACAATTGCGTCAAATGGAACAGCATCGTTAATAACAAATGATTTATACCTTGACTATTCAATAGCACAAAGTATTATAATAGCACACAATGCTAATAATCATATGCACGCTTCGGTTGTTTCATATAATCAATCTACTGGCGAGTTGGTATTTGACCTTAAAAATAAAACAGGCTCTGGAACATATACAAGTTGGGAGATTAACTTAGATGGTGCTGTCGGACAAGCAGGAACTGCTGGAACATCGGGTGTTAATGGTGAGAATGGAACGTCAGGATTAGACGGCACATCAGGTTCATCAGGTGAAAGTGGAACATCGGGTATTGATGGTTCATCAGGAACATCTGGTATAGACGGAACGTCAGGATTAGACGGCACAAGTGGTTCATCAGGTATAGACGGCACAAGTGGTTCATCAGGTGAAAGTGGAACGTCTGGTGTTGATGGAACTTCTGGTTCATCAGGTGAAAGTGGCACATCAGGTATTGATGGTTCAAGTGGAACTTCTGGTGCTGATGGTTTTAATGGTATTAATGGAACAGATGGTTCATCAGGGACAAGTGGTGAGTCAGGAACAAGTGGTGAAAGCGGAACTTCAGGAACATCAGGTATTGACGGAACATCAGGCTCGTCAGGTATTGATGGCACATCAGGCACATCAGGTGAAAGCGGGACTTCTGGTTCATCAGGCATAGATGGAACTGCTGGAACATCAGGTGTTAGTGGTTCATATACTTATATAATAGAGGATACAGTAACTCCAACACTTACTATTGAAGTATTTGATATAGATAATCTTTCTACTATATCAGTAACACCTTCATATATTAGTTTAACATCAGGTATTGCTGTAACTGAATATGGATTTGGAATAGAAGGTGCTAAGTTTATTAGTTCTAAAATAACAGATCCTGCTGATGCTACAAGATACGATGAAATAAGAGTAGAACCAACAGGCTTCCAAACAGCGGACTTTGGAACTATGATACAGTCAAATGATGGGACTAATGGTCTAAATTCAGCACTTGGACTATCACCAAACTCAATGTCTATGGGTAATTCGGATTCTCCTAATAATATTAGTGGAAATGTGCAGGTAATTAATGGTGTTCCATCTATGGTTGGGAATGGTGCTCTTGGTGAGACAAGGATATCACTTAATACTGGTAATGAAGGAGCAATAGAATTATTTGCAATAGGTGGAATTGAAATTGGTAATGGAGGTGCTACTAATTTTATTATACCAACAAACAATGGTTCGGAAGGACAAGTATTAGTCACTCATGGTGATGGTATTATGACTTGGGAAACACCATTAGTTAACCCAACTTTTGGTTCTTACTCTGTAAGTGGTGCAGTTACACAAGATTTATCAACAGATATAATAGTCAATTTAACATTAACAGATGATGTTGTTTTTGACTACTCATCAGCAGTAACAAACAGACCTTACTTTTTTATGGTAGACGCTGGAACACATAGTTTTAGATTAGGAACATCTTCTACATTTAAGGTTCCAACATCACAAACGCTTATCACTTATTTAGCGGCTGGTGTATCTGGATTGTTTAAGATGAGTGCTATTTATAATGGTGACTATTTAGCAATAGATTACATACCAGCTTATATAAATGGTTATACACCAGGTGATGCTGATGCAACAGCTTTCTTAATAGCAGCAGGAATAACCGACCCAACAATATCGGATGCAATAACCTCACTTGTTATTGGATTAAAAGCTTATGGTTTATGGACTAAGATGAAAGCAATATATCCATTTGTTGGTGGTAATGCTACGGCTCATAAGTTTAACTTAAAAGACCCAAGAGATTTAGACGCCGCTTTTAGATTAGTATTTGGTGGTGGATGGACTCACGGGTCAACAGGAGCAACTCCAAATGGTAGTAATGCTTATGCTGATACAAGATTAAGTCCACCAAGTGTATTATCATTAGATAGCACACACTTATCATATTATTCACGAACAGACATTGCGGAGTTTGGTGTTGAGATGGGAACCAACGGTGGAACTTATCTATTATATAATTACAATTCATACGCGTTTAAGGCATTAAATAGGGCTCAATCAAATGTTGGTAGTTTATTTACACCAAGTGTTGGTTTACTTATAGGAAGCAGACCAAATAGTTCAACAGAGGATTACTACCATCAGGGGGTATTAATTGATACTTTAAGTATCAGTAGTGGTTCTCTACCATCAGGTAATATTTACTTAGGTTGTTATAATTCTGGTGGTGCTGCTGAGTTCTCAACAAAAGAAACTGCTTGGGCTTCAATCGGTGATGGTTTAGATGATACAGATGCTGCTAATCTATACACATTAGTTCAAGCATTCCAAACAACTCTTGGTAGAGAAGTATAAAAATATAAACAAATAAAATGAAAGTAGCAATATTAACAGAGAATCAAAAGAACCTTTTGGTAGGTCAAAAATTTAGTGAGGGTTCATTTTTTAACCAAGTTCAAGACGCAGATGATAATTGGGTAATATCATATGAGGAAATCCAACAATCTAATAATCCTTCTTTTTGGTGGATTAAAGATTTGGCACTGATTGATTACAATAGAAAGCCAACAGACTTATCCACACTTGGATTATAAAATAATTATCAATTATGCCAATTAAACAATGCCAAATAAACGGAAAAGAAGGTTGGAAATGGGGTGATATGGGAACTTGTTACACTGGACCAGATGGAAAGAAAAAGGCGATGGCTCAGGCTATCGCTATTATCTCTGCTAACCCAAAAGATATAGCCAACTTTGACGCTAATAAAGTTAGTGTTGACTATGATGATACTGCTTCAACAGCAAAGGGTAAAGAATTACTAAAAAGACTAATAAGTGAGGGTAAATCAGTTTATATCATCTCAGCAAGAGGTTCTAAATTCCCTATTGTAGATGACCTTAAAGATTTAATACCAGAGGGTAAAATATATGCTACTGGTTCTAATAAAGCAAAGGTTGAAAAGGCATCAAGTTTAGGAATAGGAACACATTATGATAATAGACAAGATGTTGTTGATAAAATGAACGAAGCAGGGATAAAAGGAATCATATTTAATGGATGAAATAAAACTTAAAGCCTTAAAAAAGGCGATGGAAAAATATGGAGAGGCTCTTGTCCTTGAAATAGTCAAGCAACTCAAAAGTGCTGATAAAATTGCTACTGGTGCTTTGGCTAAAAGTGTTGATTATGAATTAATAGAAGCATTAGATAGTATTGCTGTTAACATACTCTCATTAGATTATATGGATGTTGTTGATGGTGGGAGAAGAAAGGGTGCTAAGGCACCACCAACAGATGTTATTGTTAAGTGGATGAAAGTTAGAAAGATAAAAGGTAGAGATAAACGAGGTAGATTTATAAAAGATAAGTCAGCAGCGTTTTTAATAGCAAGAGCAATTGGTAAAAATGGAATTAAACCTACATTTGTTATTAAAAAGTCAATTAACAAACTAAAATCACTACAACAGAAATTATTGACCGAAGCAGCAGTTGAGGATATGACTAAAATGATACAAGGAGTTTTTCTCAATAACCTTTAAGAAAAAAAAGGATTAAGTATATTCTTTTATATAAAATAGTAATAAGTAAATGGCAGCAACTGTAAGTTTAGTAACACAACCAGATTTATTAGCACCCGTAAATAAGGAATTATGGTATCAAGTTAATTCAGGTTCATCATCTGTAACTAACTTTAAGTATATTTTTAGAGTTCAAGAGAAGTTAGAACCATTTGGTTCTACATCTTTTACAGCTTTAAACTTATATAAGATACCACCAAGACCTTTAACTGGTGATGGTTTATTCTCACCACATAGATTATTAAAATCATTCATATTAAATAAAGTCAATCCTTATCAAACTGATTGGAAATCTGGCTTTGTATCATCAACTGCTCCTGGAATACCTGGTGCATTGGTTCAATATAATCTTAAATATGGATATGAGTATAACCCATCTCAAAATTGGGCTGATACTTACTTCTTATCTGGTAATTTAGGTCTAACATTCTCAACACCTCACGGATTAGAACTTGGTGATATAATCACATTAGACAAAGATAATAAAACTATCAACCCTTCTTATGATGGAACTTGTTCTGTTATACAAGTTGTCGATACAAGATTGATAAAGACAGATAAAGGTTGGGGCGTTAGTTCTCTTAATGAAACTGGAACAATTACAAGTCTGTTACGACTTACTGCGACTTCATCTAATAGAATAACTTACAACGGGACAAGACAATATATGGAAAGAACAAAAGACTTCTCCACAATAAATATATTGACTGGTCCAACAAGCTCATTCTTATCAACTTATAATCAAACTTATAAACCAGTAGCAACAGATGACTATGAAACGTTATCTATGATATTTGCAACAGCAACTGGTAATACTTTCTTTGTAGATACTTATAATTCTGGTGGGACACTTATCGGAACTTATTCTTACCCTATCTCCGGTGCTACAACTTATCAAAGAGTGGATTTTGGTGTAGGTCCAAAGAACTTATTTAACGCCTCATCAATTAACTTTGCTAATGTTAGCACTTATAGAGTTTATACAAAATCTGGTGGTGCGACTTCAAGTCAAATTAAATACTACAACATAGACACTGAATGTTCTATCTATGATAAGGTTAGATTATGTTTCTTAAATAGACAAGGTGGTTGGGATTATTTCAACTTTACATTGGATAGTAAAAGAACTGTTAGTATATCAAAAAATGAATATGAGAAAATACTTGACTGGAATTATTCAGTAGGGGATAGAGGACAATCAGTCCTTGCTCAAAAAGCAGAACAAAAGATGACTATTAACTCAAATTGGATTACAGAGGACGATAGTATATGGTTAGAAGAACTACTAACATCACCAGAAGTTTATGTATTAGGAAACACAAGCACATTAGGTGGTGCATCAACTGGATACAAGTTACCAATCATTATAACAGATACAACATACGAGGTGAAAACAGCTATAAGAGATAGGTTATTTAACTTAGTAGTTAACTTTAAGTATGCTTATGTAACCAACCTACAAAATGAATAATAAATATGACGAGATATGAAATTTTAATAGAACTAAATGGTGTTAGACAGCAATTAGATACTTATAAATTAGACCCTATCAGTTTAACATTCAATGTTGCTGACGTTGCTGATATATCATCAAGGAATTCATCGTTCTCAAAGACGATTAAACTACCTGAGACAAGAAATAATCGTCAAGTATTTGGTGATATTTCTGATTTAGGTGTTGATAGTTCGTTTAACCCAAATAGAAAGACAAAATGTTGGATTTTAGTTGATACTGCAGTTGTTTTTGAGGGTTACTTACAATTAAAAAAGGTATTTGTTGATAAAGAGACTGATAAGGCTGATTACGAAGTCGTAGTTTATGCTGATAATGATAATTTTTTTAAGCAATTAGGTAATAAATTTATAACTGATTCGGATTATTCAGAGTTAAGTCACTATTGGACTGCTGGTAATGTTAGAGACTCTTGGACTTCTGAGTGGAGTAAAGGATATTTCTACCCACTTATTGACTATGGGTATGATTGGGACTTAGGTGAGGTAAATGGTTGGACTAATGCTTGGAATACACAGGTTAGAACAAACCAAATGTTTCCAGCAACTAATGCTAAATATATTTGGGATAAGATTTTTAATGATGCTGGTTATACTTATCAATCAAACTTCTTAAACAGTCAAGTGTTTACAAGTTTGTATATACCTTTCAATAGAGAAAAGTTGTTAAGACCAAACACATCAACAGCAAGTAGATTCTCAATTGGTAGAACTCAAAGTTCTACTTTCTTATCTTGGACACAAAGTCGTGTTGACCCGAATACAATAGTAGAACAAGACCCCTATTATGGACCTATTGTTGTTGCTAATTCAGTTAATAATTTAATAGGAACATTTAGTATTCCATTTAATAGTGAAGCGTCACCAAATGGTGACCCAGATAATTTATACAACACAACAACATACTTATATACAGCACCTACTAACTTTATATCACAAAGATTTGTTTGTAACTTTGATATAACATTTAGATTTAAGGTTGAATTCGGAGCATTTGCATTTGGATTTAGTGGTGCTTATGCTACAAGTATTTGTTTCAAGAGAAGTAGAAACCCAATTACGGGTGTGACTGTTTCTGGTGGTTATGTAATGCCAGTTAATGGTTCAATTGCTGCTCGTCCTTTTACATCTGCTGCTATTCCAGGAATTCAATACGAGGCTGCTGGTGGAACAACTCAACAACCTCAAAGGTGTTACGGACAAATATCAACTGATATATTAGACAACTCAACTACAAATCAAAAGAAATTATTTCCAGGTGAAAAAGTATGGGTTGAGGTTAGATACTCTGCTAACAATATAGATATTAGAAGTAAAGTTGGAAATAGTAATTTACTACCACCAACTGAAACTATCGGTGGTATCTCCTATAATACAAGACTACCAATTGGAACTGCTTGTGGAACTTTTAGTGGTAATAATAAGTTTTTTAATGTCTTAAATAACGATGTTCTTGTTGACGAGTTAATTGATTATAACCAAGTTCTACCTCTTAATGTAAAACAAAGTGATTTTATTCTTTCTATTATCAAAATGTTTAACTTGTATGTTGAACCATAAAAGGAATATGAAAACCAATTAATAATTGAACCAAGAGATGCTTATTATGCGGCTGGTAAGATTAAAGATTGGACTCAAAAGTTAAATATAGATGAAGATATAGAAGAACAGATTTTGGGTGATACTCAAAACAAGAAAACTATATGGAAATATAAAGACGATAAGGATTTTTACAACGAAGATTATAAAAACAATAGAGGTGGTTTATCTTATGGTGAATTTAACTTTTATTCATCTAATGAGTTTGTATCTGGTGAGAAGAAAGTTGAAATAACATTCTCACCAACCCCATTGGTTCCAATTATGAATCCAAATGCGGGACAAACAAGTTTAATTATTCCAAAGATAGGTAAGTTAAACAATAATTTATTTGCAAGAACTGAAAATAACATTAGAATACTTACAAAGTTTAACTCATCGACAAATTCGACTTGGGTTTATGGTGATTACGAGTTCTTTTCATCTGGTTCACAATGGAATGCTTATACTGTCCTAACTTCCAATGGGTTCGGTAACGCTCTACACCCATTTAAGGTAGGTGACTTTGTGAATGTTAATCAAACTGATGGTGGTGCTCTTAAACCGATGTTACAAGGTAATTTTAAGATTGTAGCAATTAGAGATACAAAGTCAATTGTAATCAATATACCATTTTCATCTGTTGGTTCTGGTGCTTCTATCGGTGGAACTGTTACTCCATTAGATGGTTTATTACCAGTAGCTATTGATAATGATAGCTGGCAGTTTGAGGGTGTTAAATATAAAGCTTACCCTTATTTGGGACACTTTAATAACCCACAAGAACCAGCATATGATATAAACTTCGGACAAACAAATGGACTTTATTATTTAGAGGACACTGTTACAAATGATAACTTATATTCTGTTTATTGGGAAAACTTCATCAACGAATTATTTGATAAAGATAGTAGAATTATAACTGCTTCTTTTTACTTATCACCATTTGATATAGCAGATTTTAGATTCAATGATAACATCTATATTAGAGACCAATACTATAAAGTAAATAAGATACTTAACTATGACCCTACAAAGGAAGCATTGGTTAAGGTAGAACTTATTAAAACAAAGTATATAACTGTTCCAAGAGCGTTCAGTAATACAAAACCATCTCTACCTATCACGGGTGCTGTTGGTGCATCAGTTCCAGACATCAAAAAACCACCAAGACCTACTGGTAATGTTATTTCAGCGGGAAACAATGTTGTAGTTGGTGTAAAATCAATTGTAGTTGGTAAAGATAATGCTGTTTATGCTTCTAAATCATTAGTATTGGGAGCGAGTAACTCAGTTGCGTCAGATACAAAGGCTTATGTTCTTGGAGATAATAACGCAGTGTCTGGTAACACAGAAAAAACATTAGTATTTGGTGATAATAACGCAATCAGTGAAGGTGTTACTGGTTCAGTAGTATTTGGAAGTGATAATATAGTTGAGGCATCAAACATTGTTCTTATAGGTGTTAATGGAGTTACTGCTACACAAAGTGGTATGACTTATTTAGGTCCATCATTCTCAATTTCACAGACTGGTGAGATGTTTTACAATGGTGTTACTTTTAGTGGTGGTTCTCAAACATTAGAACAAACATTAGGATATGGGAATACAACTGGTCCAAATTGGATTAATGTTAATAGTGGTTATGGATTACAAGGAACTTATTCATTTATAACTGATACCATTTCAATTGACCCAGAAGTTGTTGCGAATGGAACTGGTATATTCTCTGATGATGCCGCATTATCAACAGTAGGACATATTAAAATTCAATCACAAAGTCCAAACTTAATGAGTAGTGATGGTGTTAATGTTGGTAATATCAATGTTGGAATGGGACATATAGTTATGGACTCTAACGATGGTGCAACTGGTATAACGGATACTATTTCAATAGACCCACAAGGGTTAGGAAATAAAACTGGTATAGTTTCATCAGATATAGCTACTGGTAATTTTACACAAACACAACACACACCAGTTGATATATTAATGTATGGTCTGGATAATGTATCAGGAACAACAGATACAATATCAATAGACCCATCTAATCTTACAAATGGAACTGGTATTATTTCACAAGATATATCAGGAACATCATCTTATGTTAAACTCACTCCAACTCAAATTGAGTTAAGTTCGTTAAATGTAAAATTAACACAATTATCAGGAACAGCTGGTGTTTTAGGAATTGATAGCAATGGTGTTATTGGTCTAACAGCGTCTTCTGGTGGGACTGGAACAAGTGGAACATCAGGAACAAGTGGTGTTAATGGTTTAGCAGGCACATCAGGAACAAGCGGTGTTAATGGTTTAACGGGAACATCAGGAACAAGTGGTGTTAATGGTCTAACGGGCACATCAGGAACAAGTGGTGTTAATGGAACAAATGGAACTTCTGGTTCAACTGGGGCAACTGGTCCATCAGGGACTTATGCTGTTATGAACCTCACACAAAAGTCAAGACTTACATATACATTTACGACACCAACTGCCGGTATTTATGCTGGGTTTGGAACATCATCTACTCTTAGGATTACACCAAATAGCACTGGAACAGTAAAGGTTGATGTTTCATTTGATACCAATATATCATCAACGGGTCAATTGGCTACATATTATGTAAAATATAACAGTGGAACAGCACCTACTGCTGGTTCATCATTCGCCTCGACATTTGGAATAACAGCCTCAACAGTTGCTATACAAAGAGCAGGTGGTTCTGGTGCCCCTACTTCTGGAGCAATGACCGCTATTATAGAAGGATTAACAACTGGTGTATCATATTGGTTTGATTTAGGTTGTATTATGACTTCTAATAGTTCAACAGTTGCTAACCTTAATATAAATATAGTAGAGCTAGCGGGTGTAATTGGAGCTACTGGTTCAACTGGGACTTCTGGAACATCAGGAACATCAGGATTTAGTGGAACTTCTGGGACATCGGGTTCATCAGGTGTTACTGGGACATCAGGAACAAGTGGAACATCCCTTGTTTCTATTAATGGTTTAACAAACTATGTTACTAAATACGCAACAAATACAACTCTTGGAACTGCATCTATTATAGAGAATGGTTCACAAGTTCTTATTGGTCTTAATGGGAATGCCACAGCACCAGGTTTATCATTCTTTGGTGATACTGATACTGGTATATCAAAGCCAATAACAAATGAGTTGACTATTTCAGCAGGTGGATTAACTGCCGCATCATTCACGACACAAGGTGTTGAAATTAATGGAGATATAAGTTCTACATACTCAGTAGCTAACCCACCATTCTATTTTAGTGGAGCAACTGATACTGGTATATTATATTCTTATCAACACCCAGTTACAAATAGATTAGTTATTGCTGCTGGTGGTGCTACTTCTGCTATATTTACACCATCTGATGTTAGGATACAAAGTTTAATAGCATCACCAGGTTCTGGAAGAAGACTTGTAGAGGTATTCTCAAATGGTGCCTTGGTCGCTTCTACTGGAACAACAAATTCTATATCAGCAAGAACATATTTTGAGGACGCAGTAAATCACTATTCAATAACTAACAACTCTGTTACTGGAACTTATTCAATGGATATGGCCTTATCTAATGTATTTAATTTAACTTTAACTGGAAATACCACATTAGATTATACGAATGCTGGTGAAGGCTCTTATGTTCTCTTAATTAAACAAGATGCAACTGGAAATAGACAGCTGACTTTAGCAGGTGGTGGTAAATTTATCGGAGCAACTGCCGTATCAATTGGAACAGCATCTAATGCTAAGTCTCTAATACAAATGATGTATATTGGAACACAATCAATAGTGGCATCACAAAGAAATTTAATTAATTTATAATGATTCCGTTTCCATTCTTTGCAGAACTATCATCAATAGCTCCATATCCTGGTCCTGGCTCTCAAACAATAACAACTACTGGCTTATCTATATTTACAGTTCCAGCAGGCGTGACCTCTATAACTATTGAATGTATTGGTGCTGGTGGCGGAGGTGGTTCAATATCCACTCTTAACAATAACACTGGTGGCGGAGGTGGAGGTGGTGGAGCTTATTCATCATCAGTTATATCTGTTACTTCTGGATCCACACACTCTGTTTTTGTTGCTGCGAATTCAGCTGCTGCGAGTAGTGGACTAGCAAGTTCATTTACAACTGGTTCTACATTAATAGTGTCGGGAGCAGGTGGAGGTGGTGCAACAACCGCTGCAGGAGCAGGTGGTTCAGCGGCAAGTTCTACGGGAACAACAAGAAGATCTGGTGGAACTGGTGGAATAGGTGGTCCTGGAACAGTAGGAAGTGGTGGTGGAGCAGCCGGTAGCACTGGTATAGGTGGAGCTGGAAATAGCAGCTCTACTTTTGGGTCTCAGCCTGTAGGTGGAACTGGTAATACTCCTGGTGGTAATGGTGGTGCAGGTGGTTCAGTTGGAACTCAAACCAACGGACAACTTGGATTCACATATGGTGGTGGAGGTGGTGGTTCTTATAGGACTACTGGTGGTGCATCAACTGGTGGTTCTGGTCGACAAGGTGTCGTTATAATAACTTGGTAATTGATTAAGAAAAAACAGATATAAGTATATTATTAAAAAACATTAACTATTTAAGATGGCTAGTAAACAAGAAATACAATTAAAGATAGACGCGGCTGTTGATAGTGCTGACGCAGCAAAATCATTAGGTCAATTAAAGAAGTCTTTATTGGAGATACAAGAATTACAATCTCAAATTGGTGATACTTCTTCTGCTGAGTTCGCTAAACTATCGGAAGCATCAGCAAAAGCAAGTGAAAAACTAGCCTCTACAAGAGATGCTATCGGTGATATTGGTGATAGAGCAAGAACGATGGAGGGAACAGCAGTTGAAAGATTGACTGGTTCGTTCGGATTGTTGAAAGAGTCCATAATGAACTTGGACTTTGATAAAGCAAAGATTGGAGCAGAAGGATTATTAAATACTTTTACACCCGTTGTTGATGGTAAATTAGTTACTGGATTAGCAGGTGTTAAAGGAGCATTCGGAATGTTGGGTGATGGTGTTAAATCATTAGGTCAAACATTTATGACTGTTGGTAAAGCCTTACTAACAAACCCTATATTCTTATTAGCAGCAGCGATTATAGCAATCGTGGCTGTAGTTGTTCTTATAATGGACAAGTTAGGTATTCTTAAAAAGATTATGGATGCTTTAGGTTGGGCTATTGGTTTAGTTGTAAAAGCTTTTGAGGCTTTAACTGACTGGTTAGGTCTAACAACTAATGCTCAAGAAGATGCTGCTGAATCAGCAAAGAAATTAGGAGAGGAACAAAGAGCACAAATAGACAAAACTGCTAAGGCTCAACAAGATTTACTTAAACTCACAGAGGGAATGACCGCTGATGAGATTAAGATGATGGAAAAGAAACTCGGAGTTAATATAAAAACCAATGAGTCATCTTTTGATATTGAGAAAAGAAGGTTAGAAGCTACAAATAGAACGTTAGAAAATGAAATTAATGCTCTTAATGCTATTACAGAAGCCGGTGGTGAACTAACAGAAGAACAACAAAAGGATTTAGAACAAAGAAAGAAGGATTACGAAGCTAATTCTGCTGCTATTATTAGTCAAGAACAACAAAAACAAAAAGCTATTCTTGATATTAACAAAAAATCGTCAGAAACTTTACAACAATGGAAGTTAAAAAACATTACTGATGATAATAAGAGAGCAAAAGAACAATTGAAACTTGACGAAGCCGATGCTTTAAGAAAAATAGATGTTGAAATAATCAATGCTAAAAGATTAGGTCAAAGCACTAAAGATTTAGAAGCATCTAAAGGTGAAATTAAGAAATATTATGCTGCTCAATCAACTAAGATTGATGAAACAGTCCAAAAACAAGAAGCTGATAAACAAAAAGCTAACTATGATAACTATAAGTCAAACATTGGTAAACAATTAAAGTCATTAGAAGATGCTGAGAAAGCTAAAGTTTCTAAAACTGAAGAGGGAACGGCAGCAAGAGTTCAAGCAGAAATACACGCATTAGATGCTGTTGAAGCATTCCAGAAAAAGAATGCGAAAGCACTTGGTTTATCACAAAATCAATTAACTATCATTTATCAAGAGAATATAGATAAAAGAAAGAAGTTACAAGATGACTTTGATAACTCAGTTATAGAAGCTGCTAATAAAGTTAGAGTATCTGTTGCTGAAACAAAGGTATTAGAAGCACAAGATGACTTAACAAGATTTGAGGCTCAAAAAGAATTGATTAAAGCTCAGGCTGATGAATTAAATACAGATGATGTTACACCACCAGTTGTTACTCCAACCTGATTTGCCCCAGCAGAATATATACCCGTATCAATATCGCTCGTAAATGATATAGAAGGAGCAGCTGATGA